TTTCATCATTACCAGCAAACTCGATATCAAATTCAGAGTCTACAGATAAGATTCTGTAACTTGCAGCTGCACCAACAATTACCTCTCCTACAGAGAAATCACCACTAGGTATTGAAACTTTGAGGATATTGTCTGCTGTATTCCAAGTAGCAACGTACGCACTAGTACCACTAGATACACCCCTAACTACTTCATCTCTTTCAAACTCTCCGAAGGAATTGGATGTAACAGAAGATATAGAAACAGTTGCAGGCGTAACTGTGTAACCAGCACCAGCATTACTATATCTGATTTGTGTAACAGTGCCAGCTGAACTTACTACTGCCTCTGCCTGTGCGTTCATTAGTAGAGGTTCAGTCTCGTTCGACTGTTGTATGTATACAGAAGTAATTCCAACTGTAGGTGTAAAGGTATAACCAAATCCACCAGTTGTGATTCCGATAGGCCCTAAGACTGCTTCAGATATTACAGCAGTTGCAATCGCAGTAGATACAGGAGAACCACCAGTGAATACAACTTGTGGTGGTGTGGTGTATCCTGTGCCTGGATTAATTAACAACACTCTATCAACAGATTGATTTGGAACACCTGATCTACTTGTCATAATTGCAACAGCAGTTGCCTGAGTTCCTGTAGATGGTGATTCGATAGTCATGATAGGAACTGAGGTATATCCCCATCCTTCATAGTTGACAGTCAATCCTGTTACAGTTCCAGTTGCATCAATAGTTGCAACCACTTGAGGGAATTCAGAATCCATCTTACGAATGAATGTCGCATTAGTATTTGTAACAATATCAGTCTCTTGTTGAGTTTCTGATGTAGGAACTTGTTCTGCACTGGCAGTTCTTGTGGAATTATCACCAGTTAAGTTGACAGTTAGATGATCTAAGAATCCTTCAAATGATGCAGTTTGAGATGGAATAAAACCTTGTCCTGAAGCATCAGCACCCAGCTTCAGGTTATCACCAGCAAAGAACATAATTGGGTTTGCTGTGTTAAGACTGTTACTTATAGTTCCATTTACAGATATAGTTGCATCAGTATTATATTGTTCTACTCTAATAAAATTCCATGCATTTAAAGTAAGTTGTGTGGTATTTTCAATAGATCCAGAACCAGAAGCAAACACTATATTACCTGTTTCTCTGTAATATATCTTAAATCTATCAGTCCACATGACTGTTCCACCATTAGCTGCTGGATCAAACTTGGTAGGATATAACCAAAAACTTAGTGATAGTCTACCATTACCACTATCTCTAGAATCTACATTGGTTGTAAAGTGGAAGTTAGCACCAATAACCTCTGATATCGTGGTGTGGTGTAGTGAGTTACTACCAAACTTAATCTGAGATGATGTAGTGAGATTAGGTGGTGTGAAACTTATAGAAGGCACACTTAAGTAATTAGATCCACCACTCGTTAGAGTAACAGAATCAATACCACCTTCACTAATAGTTACAGTTCCAGAAGCCTGATTACCTTGTTTTGGTTTGTGTATTGTTACTGTTGGTGTTCCTCTATAGTTACCACCATCAAACATTGGAACACGTTGTACAGATTTAACACCAGCGACTGTGGATGCAAGAGATACATATGCCATTGCATTTTCAGATGTATCTTGTTCTAGTAGTAAGGTTATAGTCTGACCAGTGGTAGATCCAAAGTCCTCATCAACATCCACTCCTTCTTTATCTGTTAATCCATCAGGTAAATCAATGACCTCATCTTCAGGCTCAAAGATCTCACATCTGAATTCATACATGAATAGGTCATTTACTTGATAGAAAGGTACTTTTCTCTCAATATATTTTATTTCAAACAGAGCATTATCTAAAGGTAAGTAAATCAAATCACCTTCATGTGGAGACTTGGCATTTACTCTTTCACCTTCTGGAAATAAATTTATGAATGGTGTAATGAAATCATCATATCTTTCTTTAGATACAACTAGAGTCAACTCGTCTTGATCCCTAACACCAAACTTAGTTAGTACATCTGAAGGTGATCCAAAACCATCAACGTTAACTAGATATGCCTCCAATCTAAAACTATCGTCAAACTTAGAAGCAGTTATTTCTCTGATAACTGTATTTTGATTGACAATTTTTCTGGGTAAATATAGGATATCTTGACCGAACAACTGTAAGTGTTCGTTCACCAAGTCTTGAACTAGTCTTTGTTCACTTGGAGATCCATTTAGAAAGAAGGGTGATAAAGGCATTATCCAACAAAGTCTAGTGGTGGCATTGCATATTCAGACATTAGTTTCTCCATGAGAAGTTCTAATTCCGCTGTTGCATCATCATATAGTTGTCTACCATTTAGTTCTAGTCCGCCAGGCAGTTTAACTCCTGTAAATTTAATGAGATTCTGACCCCATTGTTTTTTTATTAAAGATGTGGTATACTGTTTAAGCCAGTAATCATTATATACCGCAGTCTCGCTCTGAGGATCGAGGATTCTGAAACAATCTATGATTATAAAATCATCAGTGCCAAGTTCATCCACATTAAGATCCATGTATAGTCTACTATTTTTCTTATTAAATCTTATCTGAACATCAGGATTTAACATGTAGTCAAGGGTTTCCAAATATGATTTTGTCATACCATAATTGAGTAAATCAATTGCCCCGTAGTAGTATAAATCATTAAGGAAGATCTGATATTTAAGATTGAACATACCAGCCGATATGGTTGATGAATCCATTTTAAATATCTTATTAATCCCGATGATAGTATCTGGTAAAGGTAAATACTTTGCAGTTTCTGTATAGTCTACTGATGAAAGACCACCGACTGAACTAGTACCAGTGGTTGTGGCCTGAGTACCTTTCATAGCTTCTTTTTCTGCTTCGGTGAATTGATGCTTTAAGAATACTCTATCAATTCCTTCACCATGTCTTTCATGGAACAATTGAATGGCGTCATCTATTAGATCATCAATTTGATCATCGTCAACATTGATTTCTAGAACTGGCTTTCCAAGTTTCCTAAGAGCATATTCTTTTAAATCATCTTTACTACTAGGTTTTGCCATTACCTTTACACATAAGTCTCCGAAGTATTTAGTTATATGAAAAAGTATTTTATTGATGAAGCAAAAACCTTTGCTATCAATACCCCTGTCGATGCGAGAGTTGAACTCATGGGTTGGGAAGAAATACCGATAGTTTATATCGACAATTTCTACAAGAACCCAAACATGGTGAGAAATTTGGCACTCAAATTACCACCCACATCAGATCCAAGAATATTAGGTGGTGTTACAGGATCAAGAGTAGCATCGTTCTTTGACTTTCAACACATCTATCCTATTTGGGTAGAAATTGCTCAAAATGTCTTTGGTTTAAAAAAAGAGGAAGAAGAGAAGTTTGAAGCATCTATGTTCTCTACCCCATTTAGTGTCAACGTAACTCAATCAAAAGATAGACCTGACTTACCTCATATAGATCTACCAGATGTAACTTCTAGAGGATGGGCTGGTTTAATATACCTCAACAAAGGTGATGAATGTAAAGGTGGCACTGGATTTTATACATATAAAGGACATCAAGTTAATCCTAAACAAGATGGTCTATGGGATAAAGATTATGTTTGTGACAGTATAGGGCCATGGGAACTAATGCACCTAGCAGAAATGAAATTCAATAGAATGATAATGTATCCAGCAACAGTTATGCATACTCCTTATGATAAACCAGGCTTCTTTGAAGGTGATGACTATAGATTAGTTCAAGTATTTTTTCTACCAGTTATATGATTATTCTTACAGGTTATCAAGGTTTTATAGGTCAAGCATTTAAAAAAAGACTTGATCCAGAAAACCTTTACAGAATTGAACAAAGTGGTGCATTTGATTTTTTAAATCAATATGACAAATGGGATGAAGTGGAGATGATTATACATCAGGGAGCCATATCAAGTACAACAGAAACGGATGTAAATAAGATTCACAAGTATAACGTAGAGTTTTCTATTGCACTGTTTGAAAAAGCAATAGAATATTCTATCCCAGTCAAATATGCCTCATCTGCATCTGTGTATGGTAAGATTCATAGTGAATATGGATATTTAAAAAAGACTATCAATCCATTAAACTTCTATGCACTATCAAAAGCAACTGTAGATTACTGGGTCTTAGATAACATGGATAGGTTTGAACAAGTGCAGGGATTTAGATACTTTAATGTGTATGGAGAAGGCGAAGAACATAAAGGAGATCAAGCAAGTCCAGTAAGTAAGTTCACTTTACAAGCAAAACAAAATAAGATAATTAAAATCTTTGAAGATTCTGAATATTCTTTTAGAGATTTTGTATGGGTAGGAGATGTAGTAGATGTTGTCCTAGATAATACGGCAGGGAGCGGCATCTATGATGTTGGGACTGGCAATCCTATCTCATTTCTTGAGATTGCAGAATTGATTGCCAAAAAAGAAGGGGCGGAGATTGAAGTAATCCCCTTCCCCAAACATCTAGAAGGCAAGTATCAAGAATATACATGTGCAGATACCTCATGGTATTCACATGATTATACTTCTGTATTAGAATACATTGGTATGTCGTAGTTATAATTTATAAAGGCTGTTAGTACATATTTGTCATGGGATATATTTTTATTAGATCCATGTGGAAATATCCAGTTGCATGGGAACAATAATATTTTACCCATCTCGCATTTACATCCAATATTCCAATCAGGAAAGAATGTCTCCCCACCTTCTTCTACATCATTGAGATAGATGATACAACCAAATAATCTTGATATAGTTCCTCCATCGCCTTGATCTACATGTGTTTTAAATATGCCTTCACCTTTAGGATAAACTCTTATTGTATAATCTAATATTGCAAGTTCTGCTGCTGGTAATACTGGTAATTGTTTTCTGTAATTCATATATGCGTCTTGAATTACTTGGGTCATCAAGTTTGCATACTTATGACCAGGCTCAAACATGAATTGAGTACAATTCTTATGATCTTTATTTACTAACTTACCTTTATATTCTCCATTGAGAAAGTGTTCTACTTTACCATCATCATGTTTATCTTCATTTTCCCAAAAATATTTTATCAACTCATCACACTGTTCTTGAGAAAGAACGTTTCTCTCAACATATAACATGTCTGTTATTCTTTCTATCATATCAAATCGCCAGGCATAATCCTATGTGAATCTGTATCCATATGTTCTGTACTAAACTCAAATAGTTCAGTATCTT